TAGTTTGTAGAAGTAACTGCAGCGGCTGATACACCTGTAAGTACTTCAACTGTTGGTGCATGACCTGTTAAGTCTCCTACTTTAGTACCTGTGATAGTAAAAGTAATTCCCGTATCATCACCAGCGGAGGTAATAATTATCTTATACCCAACACCGTTAGGTCCTGCATCAGTAGTTGTTAAAGTAACATCACCGGCGCCAGTAATAGTTGCCGCAGCTCTATAGAACGTAGCACTTGTGGAGGGGTTTACTGCCCATATATCTCCTTGCATAACGTTCTCCTATTAAGCTGTACGTGTAAGTGTGTAACCTGTAGCTGAACCAGGAGTTACTCCATCACCGCCAGTAAACATCAAAGTGAATTGAGCCATACCAGTAGCACCGTTGGCGACAACTACTCTACCAAAAGCAACTGCAGAAGCAGTAATAGTAGCAGCATCAGATAATGATCCGCCAGTACCTAAAGCAATTGTTACGTCGTCAGCACCGCCTGTGTTATCTACTACGAAAGAAAATTGTTGGCCTCTTACTGCAAGCATTTGCTGAGAGATTCCTGTAACACCACCTGCTGTAGTAGTAATAGGAAGAGTGATAGTTGTTGCAGCTGCTGAAGTAGAAGTAAGGTACCCTACTTGAAGATTTTGCGCTGTAACAGTTGCTGTAGCATTAACTGCTACTGAAGGGCCTGTTGGTACGAATCCGTTAGTTGAGGCAACGGGACCTGAAAATGTGGTTCTAGACATTTGAATTTCTCCATACAAAGTTAAGCTTATCTGTCGTGTATGCGTCTGCTGGGGCAGTCATGATAAGCTGGTTTTACCCAGATAATTAATGGTACACGGTTTTACATTATTATACAACAAAAAAGGGACCGAAGTCCCTTTATATAAAGCTTTGAAATTACTTGTTCATTACGTACATTGTTACTTCAAAACCAAATCTCATTTCTGTTGCTTTAGGTGATGTCCACATAATTAATCCTTAAAATGTAATATATAAGCAAAAGTGCTCATAGAAGAATTATATCTATCCGTTTAGTTTGCACCCTAAGCATATTCATGAGTTTTTACTCCATATTTTAGACATCGCAAGGCACAGTAATCCAGCACCTATTCCTGTTACTATTGCTTCGGTAGATGGTCCCCCAAAGTGTGTAGGGTGAGTCATCATATCGGCTACTGCGGTAAAGAATCCAATAGCACCTGCCATAGCAAACTTGTTATCTGATAGGTTTTTATTACCATATATAACTAATGCTACTGTGGCTATAGAAGCAATTACGCCAACCTGTAATGCTTTTGCCCAGTGTCCTAAAGTAATAGCTGTTAGGTTACCCTGTGTCATCAGCACCATGCAAGAGGTAGTAGATTCAGAAAGTCTTTTTAGAAAAATGTTTAAGTGTTTCATATTCGTATTATACCCTATAAAAAGAAAAACCCAGCTGAGAGGTGCCGGGTTTTTCAGGAGATTAGCGCTCAGAACTATGAAAACTAAGCGCTAGGAAGTAGCAAGTTATGCACCTGCTGAACCCCACATACCTAATGGATCAGACCAACCGAATGAATATCTTTCACGGGCTTTGTAACGTACATTACCTGTGTCGAAGTCACCGTCCATAGAAGTAGTTAATGCAGTTCTTTCGAAATGCTTCATACCGTTAGGAACGTCAGTTGTTAGGAAATAAGCGTCACCGTCTGTTAAGAAGTGATTTACTGAATAACCTTCTGGAATTGCACCATTAGTTCTTAATGCGTTGATGTCATTATCTGCAGTAGCTACACGAAGATCTGTATCTAATAGACGAGTTGCAACGAATTGAAGTGCTGGTGGAATAACTAACTTACGTGGTTTAGACGCAATTAGTAAGCCACGCTCATCGGTCCATGCTGCGATTTGAATAACTGCATTTTCCAACGCTGTTTCATTCAAGTCTGTAGCAACACCTTGTGTATTACTGTTAACACCACCCGATACTAATGGATGATTTGCGTTAAACAATGATACACCATCACCACCTGCAAAGGCGGCAGTAAAGCCGTTGTTAAGAACGTTAGCTGCTCTAACTTGCTTAGTGTTAGCCATTGATCGTGCAAGTGCTTTAGTATAACGAGCTGACAATGAATCATATAGATTATCCTCAACTGCTTCTTCAGTTAAACTGAATCCTAAAGCAATAGTCACGTGGTTGTAACGTGCTGTAAAAGCTTCTTGTGCGTTATCATACGCAATTGCTGCTCCCTCAGATTTCAGAGGTGCTGCAGCGAAGCCAGCTAGTTTTGTTTCTTCTTCGAAAGAACGGTCTGAAGATTCAGTTTCGTAAATCTCTTTATGCTCTTCACCATAACGTGCATACTCTAAACCGAATAGCGCGTTAAGTCCTGGTAATAGCTCCTTTAGGAGCTGGGCTCTTGAAATTGCCATGTTTTATTCTCCTAAAATTAATCGCCTACACCAGTAGGGTTAGTATATGAATGTGCTACAGGATTAAACTTAACGAGTAAGTCTGTAAACGCATCGCCCACGGTTGAAGTTGGTGAATCTACAAAATCAACAATTCGTAATGCAATACCGTCAGTAGCTGCATAAGTAGCATCTGCTGCAATATCGGAATTACCATTTACTGTTGATCCTGTTGTACCAGATTGCACTTCAGCTAAAGGTATATTACCACCTAAACCTGTTTGTACAACTGCTGCATCAGCTTGAACCATAAATACTACATCAGGATCGTCAACAACGTATGCTTTCGCATCTGCTGCTGCTGTGCCTGCTGGCCAGTATTGATTAAATGTTAATACACTTGTGACTGGATCTGAATATGTACATCCTACAAATACACCAATTGTACCTGCGTCAAAAGGATCAGCGGCTGAACCAATGCTAGGCATTAGTTGTATTGTTCCGTCTGTTCCAATTTGAACGATAGTACCGTTGTAAAGATTTGTATTATATCCAGAAGCAATCGATAGTAAGCGTGTAGAACCCGCATATGGGGTACCGCCTACATGGTTTACCGCTTTAAGTCCGTAAGGACTAGCTGTTGAAGCCATGATTGTTTCTCCTAATTATTTTTACTTGTTTCCCTTACCAAACGATCGACCATTTTCCTGACCTTCAGCAAACTTAGGCATACGTGGATCATTTTGATTCAAATATGATGAGTCTACTGCTTCAGTTTGTGCACGTGTTTTTTCATTTACGTACGCACGTCTTTGGTCCATCAACTCGGAAGGGGCTTTACATAGTAATAAACCACCAATTTCAATACCCTCTTGGTACTGAGAGTTAGGGTTTCTATGTATTAATATCTCTGGGTGATCCGCATGCCGCACCGGTTCCCAGCCTTCACGCATTTTTGAAGAGACGTTCATGTTATCGGGTTCATTAAGTAAGGAAATCCTAATCCATCGATAGTCAAAACCTGGCTGCTGTTTAAATTCAGGCAGTAATGATGCAGGTTGCCACTTCTTTACTTTTAGGCTTTCTTCTCTTACTTCTAAATCTCGGTCAGTTCTTTTGATAACTTTATCCATTTGCGTTCTCCAATTTTATCATTTCTCTTGCATATTGTTCCGGAGTTAACTTAAGCTTCTTAGCAAAAGCAACTTGTGTTTTAGACAAACGTACTTTTTTAGGCGCGGTACTACGCGAGGCCGGAGCAACTACATTCGAAGGTTTGCGTTGGGCGGGTCTTCCCGGTTCCAACGAAGTTTCCACGAGATCAATTTCAAAGTTCTCGGGGAATCGTTTTTGCATCGTTTCGTCTATACGAAGGTAGTATTCATCAGAAGTAGGTTGTATTCCACTCCTGACTAATCTTTCGTGAACTCCTAAAGCTAAAGATGTCATTTCTTCGTCTTTACCAAACCATTGGTTTTTGGCCTGCCAAGCCTGAGCTTTGACATCTGGTTGGGGTGCTCTAGGTCGAGTCACTTCTTGTGGTGACTGTACACTATTTTCAGGTGTTTGTGAAGCCCTATATTGTGGCTTCAAGTTACTAGCTTGTGACAATTTATATTGAGCACTGTTCATTAAAGCTTGAGACTCAACAATTTTATCCGTATCTCCAGAATCATAAGCTTCTCGATAATCGCGCTTAGCTAAAGCAAGTTCTTTTTCAGCAGAGCCTATTAATGTTTTAAGGTAGTCTTCTTCACCTGAACTTAATGTAGTCTGAAGCTTTTGATTTTGTTGATACACCTTTTGTGCGTAAGCAATGGCTTCTTCTTTTTCTCTAGCTGCTTCTTCTTTAGCACGACGTTCATCATGATAAACTTTTTTAAGCTGAGCCATCCTTTGTTTAACGCGGTCCGAATAGTCTTCTAGATTATCCTCTTCAAGTTCCTTAACTATTTTTTCTGGTAAAGGTTCTTTGTTCCTATCTTCAGGAGGGGTATCGTCTTCCTCTTCAATTTCTAGTTCAATTTCTTCTTGTCTAGGCGCTTGTTGTACTCGCTCTACGTCCGCAGTAGACTTTGTACCTTTAGCCTCTTTTTTACCTGCATCTAAATCTACCTCTAATTCATCACCTTCCATTTCTAGTTCATCAGGCATTTCATTAATTATTTCAGCCATGCTATTCTCCTATGCGCGTTCGTAGCCACGAGGGTCATCGACCACTGCTTCTACGGTATCGTCGTTTATAATGCGGAATTCTTTTCCGTGAATTTTGATTCTAGTCCCTGCGTAAGCACGAGTGATAACGAAGTCACCTTCTTTACACCAAGCGCCTGTAGGGAAACGAGCTTCGTCTTTATAACAAAGATCACCTAACTGCATAACAAATAAAACTACTGTTGAGTGCTCTTGTATTTGTTTTGCAGAATCAGATTTTATAATCCCACTTTCGTAAGCTTCTTCTGCTTCAGGTACCATACATAAAATACGATAACCTTTAACGTCAGGAAGTTGAGCTGCTGCTTTCGCTATAGCCTCTTCTTCAGTTAGCTTAATGCCTTCTTTAGTGGATGTGTTTTTTGTTTTAATAGGAGCTCCTGAAAGGGAGACTATTTTTTTGTCTGGAGTTGCAATGGTGGTATTCATTTTTTCCCTCCAGGTTTTGTCATTGTTACGACATTATCTGTAGGGCTGCTGTCGAAATCTTCTTCTTCGTGTTCGTGCGTACGAATAGCTTCTGAAATCATATTTTGTATTATTAGATATCCCCGAACTTCACCGCACGCGTGTTGGTAACCACCATAATCTTTAGCGGTTCCTGCACCCATACTTTCTAATAACTCTTTGCGTCTTTCTTCTATCCGGGTTGATAGAAGCATAAGCGTTTCTTTCATGATGTTCCTTTCGTTTAGTTGATGTTATCGTCCTTGAGTTTTGTTTCTTTTACCTTAGTTGTATTACGCAACTGAGATTCTTTTTCACGGAGGTTAATATCTTTTTGTTTATTAACAGCTGCCGCGCCTAATTTTGCACCTTCTAATACTTCTTTAGTATTTATTTGTTTCTGCTCCATCTCTGCTTTAGCACCTATTTGAGCTCCAACAATTTCTTTCTGTGTTTCTAGTCTAGCTTGTTCTAGTGCAACATCTTTTTGCACACCAACAGTAGCTTTATCTTTTTCCAGTTGAAGTTTTGCTTTGTCTAACTCAATGTCAGCCATAGTCTTCATACCTTTAATTTTTGCTTCTTCTTGTTTAATTTGTAGTTCAGCTTTTTGCATTTGTAAGATAGGATCTTGCGCTTGTTGTTGAGCTTTTTCTTGTTGAGCCTCAGCAGTATTAGACTGTAATAATTTCTCTGCTGCTGGAGCAGTAAGCCTAGCTACTTCATTCTCAACATCAACAGGTAATGCTTCATCACTTGGAGGTAACGGTACACCGAGTTGTTTCTCAATTTCTAGTCGGTACTGGAAGGCAATGTGTTCTGCAACGTGAGCTTCCATCGCTGCTTGTACCATCCCTGCTTTCTGACTTTGACCAACAAGTTCTCTAATTTTAGGGTCACCAGCAAACGCTAAGTGAACCGCCATATGTGCTTCATGGTCTTGGTCAAGGAATGCTTTAACCGGTTTACCATTAATAATGTTCATGTTTTCTGATACTGGATCTACCTGCTTAACATCTTCTTTATTAGGAATAAGCTTATTAATATTTTTAACACCTAACACTTCAAGCATCTGACGATTAAGTTCAGGTAAGTCATAGATGTCCGGGTTCTGCTGTGCCATTTGCATAACAGCTTGATACTGCACAACCTTCTGTGCCATCGTTGCAGCATTAGGATCAGCTACTGGAATAAGGTTAACTTTATTGTAGTCGTCTTGTTTAGCGCCGGGAGTGCCTGTAGCCGGATCATAGCGGTAATTAGGGTCGGTGTAGTCTCTAATAATATTTTTAAGTAGACCAAACTCTTTCTTCATTGAGTAATAGATACGCGCATTGACTGCGGACATAACTTTGAGCGTTCTCTCTAAGATAGCAAGTGTAGAACCTACGGGAGAGTTAGCTGACATATCAGATACTTTCATATCTGCAGCAGAAGCAAAGCGTCTACCTTCTTCAATAATTTTATCCATCAAACCTGCAAGTACTTGGCTAGGCTCTTTGTATGGTAATGGCATTAAATTGTCACGGATAGTTCCTGACGGTGCATCCACATCACGCCACTCAGCTGGTCCAATTGGTGTATCATCACCTTTAATACGTAAGCCTCTGGCTTTGAAACCACCTGGAAGATTAGATAATGTCCCTGCGTCTACTAACTGTCTTAGTAACATGGTTCCTGATTTTGAGAAACCCCCAATTAAATGGATCAGACCAAAACAATAAAATCCAAATCCTGGGATGTATCCATAATGAACAAAATGTTCACGACGTTTTTGTTGCTCATCAAACTGATTCCAATTACGTCTAATAGCTAATATCTCAGAAGTGCCTTTATCTATCGTTACAATATAAGGTAATGCAATGCCGGTTTTTTCTCCGTCGTCTTCATCCTCATAACCTTCTAAGTCAAGGTTAACATTCATCTCTAATATTTTATATCGGTCATCGTTAGTTGCATCGAATCCCATTTGTTCTGCAATCTTTTTCTCTACTTCATCTAAATCATAATCCGCTTCACCAAGTTCTATGTCACGGTAAAAACCCATCTGTTGTAAGTTGTATACTTCTTGTTTAGTCTTGCGCATGACATGAGTAATACGCTCAGCTGTTTCTAAGTTAGATGCACCATAAGGCACTACAATATCTTCTGCTGGTACAAATAGTGATACTTGACGTTCTAATGCTGGATCATAATAAACTTTCTTAAATGCATTACCTGATAAGCCAAGACCCCATAGCATTCTTTCATGTTCAGGACGATACTCGGGCATCATATCCATCAACTGATAGTTCATGTTTTCTTGTACTCGCGCAGCAGCTTCAACACACTCAGGTGTTTCTTTACCAATAATAGATGTCTTCACTGGGCCTGCAGCAGGAAAGGTTTCCATCATGGTTTCAGCTTGGAATTTGACAAGTGCTTCGGAGAGTAGTGGGTGATAGACAGCACATGCGCCTTCCCACGGTTCGGACCTTTCTTCTATTTTAAGTCCTAATAGTTCTAAGCCATCAACGTAAGTTTCTAGCCAGTCTTTTCTTGAGTTTACATCATTACTAAAATCTTCTAATAAGTCAGAGGCTAATTCTGCCATGTATTGCTCAGGCAGTTCTTCCGCTAAGTTTTTATCAAACTCATTATCCTCCATAGCATCGGGATCAATGATTAATGTAGTACCACCAGCAGTGATTGTCACACTCTCTGGGTCTTCTATCTCAATCTCAATAGCCTCTTCGTTTTCAGCCATTTCCTCTAAGCCCATTGGAGCTGCATATAACCCTTTATCTACGTCTGCCATAACTATTCCCTAAATTAATTCGGTAATTATACTGCATAAAGGCGTTTTTGACCACGACCTTTAAACATCTGTATATCATCTTCCTCATCACTTGGCAAGCGAATAAACCCACCCTGCCTAAATCTTGCTAGTGCTAGTGTTGTTGAGTCAACCAAATCATCGTTGGCTCCTGATGGAAAGTCATTACATTCTTCTATTACTTCGTGAGCCCATCGTTTATCTGGTGCCCATACTACTCCTCCAGCGAACAAGTCCGATACTGCATTTACCCTGCTTACCTTGTCTTGGCCTTTCCCCGGGGTGAACTCACCCACTGGAATACCCATTCTTCTAAACTCTTGGTAAAGCGCAGCACCGTTGGACTTCTTCTCAACAATAAATGCATCCGGTTCCCAATCGCGATATTCTTCGATGCAGAGTTGCTTTAACTCTGGGAATTCTAATCGTTGCTTTATTGCATTCAGTAATATTATATTATAGTTATTAACATCTTCGTTAAAAAAGACTCCCCAAGTCGTTAATGCGTTGTAATCGGCTCTATTATTAGCTTCTTGCGCAGCATCTAAGGTCATAATAATAAATTCGCAAGCAGGTGGGTCTTCTTCTTCCCATATATTCCACCATTCCCGTTTGATTAGTGCACCTTCTTCAGATACCGGGTTTTGTAGGTACTGAGCGTTCCAATATCGTATGTCAAGTGCTGCACGTCGAGCTTGTAGCTCTTCAATACTCCAGAACTCAGGCCATAACGGGACTTCATACCCGTCTTTATCTTCTAAAATAGCAGGAAACTCCACTACTTCCCACTGATCTACGTCATCATTCTTGATCATTTGGTCTACAATCTGGCCTGTAAGGTCTAATTTAGACCATCTTGTCATCACTACTACAATAGCACCACCCGGCATAAGCCTTTGAAGTGGTCCAGATTGGAACCATTCCCATGCTGGGAGAAATACGCTTGCTTTTCCTAGTTTTGCGTCCTGTTCAGAGTGAGGATCATCAATTATGAAAAGATCGGCACCCCGACCAGCCAAAGCGCCACCCACACCAATAGCAAAATACTCACCATCCTTGTTCGTTCCCCAGCGAGAAGCCGACTTACTATCCGCTTGCAGGCTAATCTCAGGGAAGATGTCCTTATACGCGTCTGAACCCACCAGATTTCGGACTCGACGACCAAAATTGACCGCGAGATCAGCCGTATGAGATGCCATAATGACCTTCTTAGCGGGATGGTTACCAAGGAACCAAGCCGGAGCGAGGTAACTGATGAGTTCCGACTTGCCATGTCGAGGTGCAATATTGACAATAACTCTCTTTCTTTTGCCTTGAGCGATTTCTTCAAATAACTTAGCCAGCCGTGCATGATGCGCTCCTACTTTGTAGTCTGGGTAGACATGTTTAATAAAATCAAGGAAGTTAGCCTTGCCTTTTTTCTGGGTTACTTCTTTCTGATACTGTTTTAATAACAATAAACTTTTTTGTCTTTCTCTCTCAGACATGTCAGGTAGTGACTGTTGTAATAGTTCTAAGTCGTCGTGACTAATCATTTAGGACGATACACCCTAACGCTTCCATACAAGGAAAATCAGAATACATTTTATTACCACAACTAAACCCTGTTACTCTTGTGGGTTTATCTTTAAATATCGAATCTAGTATTATATCTGTACTCGTTTTGTTATCTGTTATATAAGCCCCAGCATCATATGTCGTTTTACTTTTATCTATAACCTGATAATATTCATTGTGTATAATATAACTACACCCAGGTAACAAAAGACTCACCATTAATATTGTTTTTCTAATCATCTTCTATAATTTCATGCTCGCCTTCAACGATGCTACCTTTAAGTTGTTCTATGGTTGCCATGAGTTCTTTCTCTAGCTCATCACCTGATTTAGTAATATGGGTAATCTCGGTTTTCTTCTTAAACGCATCCACTCCATCAATCTCTCCTATTGCACGAAGGGCCGCTAGTTTATCTCTATCATTCTTGGCCATGGCTGCCAGCTGCACAAAGTTATTCACCACGAATAGTTTAAGATCCGCTAATTCTTCTACAATCATGCAATTGGTTTGACCTACTAACCCGGCAAGGAATGCCATTGTTTCGTTGGGGTATTGCCCAAACTCCGGTTTAATCTTTTTGTTTGTCATCATTTCACGAGCAAGTTCTTTAGCTTGTTCTTGATGTTCGTGAGAAGGTTCTATGTTTTCCCCATTGATGTCAGAAACCGTTTTAATCGTGTGGCTGCGTATACGTATCTCTTCTTCAGGGGTCATGTCCGGAATAATTTTTTTACGCGCGTTAGGTAGCTCTACGTCGCTCTCAATGGCAGGCATAACGATGGCAGGCTCAAATAGATCAGATTCTTCAGACGGAGATAGTTTTGGTACTTTTAGTTTACTCATGTGTCGCTGTTACACCTTTGATAAATTAATTGCAGCTATAAGGTGAGAGTATAACTAAGTTACCATAGATTGGCAATACGTATAGATAAGTGTTAGAAAGAAAGTAAGTTCAAATATATTCATACCCACATTGTAGTGGGTTTTATATTGGCACGTGGTAGTGAGAATCATTCACTTACATAGGCATTATATTTTTGCATATTCTCTGTAGCCGTAATAATTTGCAGGTTAGAGGGTACATGCAGTCCAGATATGTGTTTGCCTTTCAAAGGGATAATGTGGTCGACCTGATACTTAACTCCGGTTGCTAACGTT